ACATATTCCTGGGATAAAGAAAGAGGGAAGTAGTTTGATGCTTAGTACTAACCCTGTTTTAAATGCTGCACTGGAAGCTAAAGCCAACGAAGAGAATGATGATACGTGGGTATCAGATTTCTTCAAGAAATGGCTTCCAAGTGGGCCAGTTCCAGCTATTTTAATGAAAGCAAACAGATTAAGTGAATCAGATATACCTGAACGATACAGAGGTAGTAAGTTCAGATATCTTTTTGGAATACCTAGCATACCTACTAAGGAGGATTAAATATGAGTCTCAAGGCACTGAAGAAAGGTAACAGTTCATTAAGAGTTTGGAGTGTACAGGCATTGGCTGCTGGACAGAATATGCTGAGTGATGCCATAGACATCAGATCTATAGATGGCTATATGGCTGCAGGATGGACTATCACTGGGACAGGCACGGTAAGATTTGAGATCCTATCAAGCTTTGACGCGTCTAAGTTCTTAGACCTATCCGCAAATATAGCTGATGGTCAACTAGCTACAAGTGGGCCTGATGGTGATGGTAAGAATGGGGCGAGCATAGTTACTGTTCCTGCACCGTTCATTAAGATAAGAGCGACCGAGACAGGTGGAGCGAATGCAGTTGCAATTACATTCTACCTGTACGGGAATTAGGAGGATACTATGGGAAGATGGGATTCAGTAAGAATCAAGAACGGTACTCCTCATAATTACCAAGTAGGGGTACAAGCAGGTACACCGGGATTTGCTGGTGAGATGTGGCAAGATGGAATGAATCTGTATATCTGTATTGCGAACAATACGACTACTGGAGCTAACTGGAGAAGTGTGGCGTTGGCTGGAGGGGCTGTTATGACAACACCTTCCGCGTCTATTAGTCCCTCTGTTAGTTTGTCCAAGAGCGCCTCAAAGAGTGCATCTCAGAGTGGAACTCCAAGTTCAACTCCGAGTCATACACTGAGTCATACACAGAGTGCAACTAAGAGTTCTTCGATAAGTAAATCTATCAGCTCTACAAGAAGTGCAAGCGCTTCGATAAGTAAATCTATAAGTGCTACTTTAAGTCCTAGCGCTTCAAAGAGTGCTTCGATAAGTAAGTCTATCAGTAGCACACAAAGTCCTAGCTCTTCAACCAGCGTATCGAAAAGTGCTTCAGTTAGTAAGTCAATCAGCTCAACGATTAGTGCTTCTAAGAGCTCTTCAAAGAGTTCATCGACTAGCTTAAGTAGAAGCCAAACTCCTAGTGCTTCGATTAGCTCAACTAAGAGTCCGTCAGTGTCACCTACTCAAAGTGCTTCTGCTTCCAAGAGTAAATCAGTTAGTTCAACCTGGTCACCGTCGGCAAGTAAGTCTAAGAGTATCTCTGCTACTCCTAGTGGCGGAGCCTAAGAAAGTTTAAAAATTAAACGAATGACTGAAAGGAGGGAAAATGGTAAGTGTAATTATTCCAGCAAGGCATGAACAGTATTTGGAGAAGACTGTTAGATCATTGCTGGACAAGGCGAGAGGAGAGTTGGAAGTAGTAGTAGTACTGGATGGATACTGGCCGGAGCCATTCCCAGAGTTTGATAAGAGAGTGAATTTCATTCACTTTGGAGAACAGAAGGGAATGAGGGCTGCAATTAACGCGGGAGTTGCTTTTGCAAAAGGGCAGTATGTTATGAAGCTGGATGGGCATTGCTTAATGGCTGATGGGTTTGACTTACAGTTGGTCAAAGACCATCAGCCAAAATGGACTATAGTCCCCACGGCGTTTCAGCTAAGTGGAAAAAACTGGGAGCCCAAACCTAGACATAGGCGGGACTTCCAGTACCTAGACAGGACAACCCTGAAAGGTCATGACTGGGGTGACTTTGAGAATAGAGTTAATGGGGATAAACTCTGTGACCTAATGACCTTTCAGGGTTCCTGTTGGTTTATGGAGAAGTCATGGTTTGAATTTATTGGTGGAGAGGATGATGTGAACTATGGCTGGACTGGCAGAGAAGCTCAGGAGATAAGTTTAAAGACTTGGCTTATGGGCGGAAGATGTGTGTTGGACAAGAACACCTGGTACGCTCATTATAACAAGCCGAAGGAAGAAGTGGTTGTCTCGAAGAGTCAGAAGAAGAAGTCCGTGGCTTTTGCTTTGGAGTATTGGAATAACTTCAAAGGTGAAAGAGACTTGTCTTGGTTGTATGATAAGTTCGCGCCGGTTCCAATACATGTGGAGTTTGAAGTTGTTAAGGAAGAATCCAAGAAAGGAATGTGCAGAGAAGATATTTATAGAATCTTTGCAGCAAAATACTACAAACTAGGCGCGGAGATTGGAGTATGGGATGGAAGTAATGCTAGTAGTATTCTCAACCTAGTTCCTGATGTTAAACTTATACTGGTTGATATGTATAAGTACTTTGTAGGAAGCCAACACAGACAACCGCGGTTTGATAAAGCTAAAAGAAGAGCGCGAAAGAAAGTAGGCAATTCAAATGTTAAGTGGATAGAAAAGTCTAGTGAACTTGCTAGTCAAGATATTCCAGATGGTTCATTAGACTTTGTCTATATAGACTGTGATCATTCTTATGATTATGCTATGCAAGATATAATCATGTGGAGTCGTAAGGTAAGGAAGGGCGGAATGGTAGCTGGTCATGACTACGTCTCCAGTAAGGAACAGAACGTTGGAGTAATGGATGCGGTCAATGACTACTGTAGATTTCATAATATTAAGTTCAACGTTACGGACTCAATATCAGAAACACCTCGAAGAGATGGATCTCCTGGGATACCATCATGGTACTGGGAGGTTAAATAATGCACAAGACAAGCTATCAATTAATGACTTATTTTCGCGATAAGTATCTGGAAGGGATGATCGGAGCAAGTGTTCTAGATATTGGGGCCAGGAATTTGAAGAGTCGAAAAGGTGGTCTGACTTATAGACCACTCTTTGAGAAGTTTAAATATGCTGGCATGGACGTTGAACCTGGTGATAATGTAGACATAGTAGGATTTGAGAATATTCCAGGTGTCTTTGACATTGTTATATCTGGACAAACAATGGAGCACGTGAAGCAGCCGTGGGAGTGGCTTAAGTCGCTGACTCCTTACTTCTCTAAATACATAGTTATTATAGCTCCACATACTTGGAAGGAGCACAAGAACCCAAAACACAACTGCCCGTTTGACACTTATAGGTATTACCCCGACGGTATGCAGGACTTGTTTGACTATGCTGGGATTAAAGTTCTCGAGATTGAGACTAGCAGAACAGATACTATGTGTATAGGAGTTAGAGAGGACGGAGCTGCTCCAGTTAAGACTACAGTCCAATACATACACCGACCAATTACTGAGAAGGAAATGAAGTCAGTAAATATGCGAATGCACAGTATGCACTGGACAATCTGTGAGGTAATAAGGGAAATAGCTAGGAATGGAAAGACACCTGAGATTGACAATCTGGCAAGAACGGCGATGGTTATGGCTAAGCGGATGAACAAAAAGTTGAAGGAGTATAGGGAAGACTGGGACAAGGAGATGTGGAGTATGAAAAGATGAAGGTACATATAACAGGAATAGCGGGTTTCATTGGCTTTCATGTAGCAAAGCAACTGATGGGGAGAGGGCATATAGTTACTGGGAATGATGTTCTCACTGATTATTATGATGTAATGCTTAAAGTCGCGCGAATTAAAGAATTAGGAATAAGTCTTAGTCCTATTCATAACTGTGATGTTGTACTACACTTGGCCGCGCAACCAGGAGTTATGTATTCTCGAGACAATCCGATGACATACATAGATAATAACATAAGTGAGTTTGTTCGTATATTAGAGTACTGTCGGTATTCAAAAGTTCCCTTTGTCTATGCGTCTAGCTCAACGGCTATTGTTCCTAAGAGTGTCTACGGCGCAACTAAGCATTTTGACGAAATGTTAGCAAATATTTATCGTTATAACTACGGAATGGATATTCTTGGATTGAGATTCTATTCAGTCTATGGGCCGTGGGGACGACCTGATATGGCTATCTGGAAATGGACGGAGCAGATTCTGAACGGGGATAAAGTAGTTATTCGCGGGAAGGAAACAAGAAGAGACTTCTCTTATATAGATGATGTTGCAAGAGTTATTTGTATTACTCTGGAAGATCAGTTATATGAACTTGAACTGGTTGATATAGGCAGGGGAAATCCTCGCAAGCTAGATGATGTTATAGATGTACTGGAGAATAGCATAGGAGTCGAGGCTCGGCGGGAATACAGTAGTTTGTATAAGGAAGAGGAAGAGGAGAATAAGACATTTAATCCACAGTGTTCAACAGACATTGAGGAAGGATTACCAAAGTTTGTTAACTGGTACTTAAATCACGGAGGGAAATGATGGACTTGAGTGTGTTGATTCCAGCTAGAAATGAGATGTTTCTAAAGAAAACAATAGAGAATATTCTTGAGAATATTGAAGGAGATACGGAAGTTATTGCTGTATGTGATGGACAGTGGGCAGACCCGGAGATTCCTGATCATCCGCGTGTAACGCTGATTTATCACAGTGGACCAAGTGGACAAAGGGCTGCAACGAATGAGGCAGCTAGAATTAGTAGGGCTAAGTTCATAATGAAAGTAGATGCTCACTGTGCTTTTGATAAAGGATTTGATGTAAAGCTAATGGCTGATTGTGAGCCTGACTGGACGGTCATTCCGAGAATGTATAATCTTCATGCGTTTGACTGGGTCTGTGATAAGTGTGGGGATAGAAGATATCAGTCACCGACGCCGACTAGCTGTCCTAAGTGTGACAATACAGAACATTTCACGCGAGATATAATCTGGAAGCCGAGACTATCCAGACGAACAGACTTCGCAAGATTCGATAAGGATATGCACTTTCAATACTGGGGCAGATATGAGAAACGTCCTGAGGCCGAGGGCGATATCTCAGATGTTATGTGCCACGTAGGTGCTGGGTGGTTCATGCCAAGAGCTAGATATTGGGAGCTTGGTGGTATGGATGAAGAGCATGGAAGTTGGGGACAGATGGGTGTGGAAGTATCCTGCAAGTCTTGGTTGTCAGGTGGACGACAAGTTGTTAATAAGAAGACATGGTTCGCTCATATGTTCAGGACTCAGGGTGGAGATTTCGGTTTTCCTTATTCACAGTCGAACAGACAGGTTGAGCACGCAAGGAGATACAGCAAAAAGCTATGGATACAGGGCAAGTGGCCAGATACCAAGAGGGATTTGAATTGGCTCTTAGATAAATTCAGTCCTGTTCCTGACTGGCATGAAGGAGAATCAAAGAAGGATAACAGTGTGGTGGTTGCATCTAAGGAGTCCAAGCCTGGAGCTACGCTTGTGTATTATTCAGATAATCATCCTGACTCGAACATTCTTGATGCCTGTAAGAACTCTGTTCTGAAATGTATGAAACAGTATGGGTATCCGATTATATCTGTGACGCATAAGCCGATTGACTTTGGTCAGAACATAGTAGTAGATTATGAGCGGTCTGTCTTGTCTATGTATAAGCAGATATTAGTTGGGCTAGAAGCTGCTGATACAGAATACATCTTTCAGATAGAACATGACCTACTGTACCATCCAAGTCATTTTAGCTATATACCTGAGAATGGGTGTTACTACTTTGATAGAAACCTGTGGAGGATGGATGTGGATACAGGTAAGGCTGTGTATTATCAGGCGGATGTTCCATCTATGATGTGTGCTAAGAGGAGCTTGTTGATTGAACATTACAAGCTGAAAGTAGATTACATATCTGAGCATGGGCACTCTAGTTCACTGGGCTTCAGCCCGCCAAAGGGACTTCCGAAGGAAATGAGAATTGGTAAGGCTAAGACTTATGTTTCTGAATTTCCTTGTATAGATCTAAGACATGATAAGACTTTTACCAGAAGAAGGATGTCACTTGACCAGTTTAATAACAAACCAAAAGACTGGAAAGAGGCGGATGTAATCCCTGGATGGGGACAGACTAAAGATATTGTTAGACAATACATTCAGTCTAATGTTTAAAATTTAAACTTTCTGTGGAGGACGAATGGCTAAGTGGAGTGTAGCATTATTTGGACACTATAAACCAAGATACTATCTGAGAGAACGCGTGAGCGGGGTCTTAGTTACGGACTACATTGAGAAGCCCACGGAAGCATACTGGGACGAAGAGAAATACTACGTTTATGATGTTCAAGGATGGGAGAAAAGGGCAGAGCCTGGTGATATTATTGCTGCAAGACCACTCACTGAACACCATATTTGGTCAGACGTTGAAAGGAAACAATTCCTTATTGTCATTATTGATGACCTTGAATTAGAACAACTTGAAGGTTTAACAGAACCTTTCTGGGATACAACCAGTTACCCCGTTGTTACTGATGAGAGAATACAAGAGTTAATAAACCGTGATGAAGTAGGTGAACTTCTGCCTACTGTATATCACAAGAAACGTAGGTTTAATATTCCACTTAATGATCTTGAGGCTATGGGAGTGGAAAAGGAGAAGATGCTCGACAAGAAAGTTCTATACAGTCCAAAGCTTGATGCCATTAAAAAGGTTGATTGTTATGACAAGATGAAACAGCAGAAGGCTACTGCAAGCACTGGGTTTAACATGATTGAGCCAATCAGGATAGGTAAAGGGTATGGAAGGGGGCTATATAAATAATGGCTTGCTATGATACAGCACCTTATCTGTGTACCTTTGACTCAGGTGGTGGAAAGGATTATACCTCTGTAGCAACGTGGGAATCCGCCAGCGATAATGATTTAGCAGGATATTCGGGCCCTGTAGTTCTTGATTGTTACGACAGTCAAGTTCATGCTGTTAATTTTACTATATCCGGTGCTACCAATACAAGCAGCACTATCTACAGGGAAGTAAGGTCATCTCCATCTTGTGCTACTCCGTGGGCAGGAAAAGCAGGGACAGGGGCTAACTTTACGGGCACGACTGCAACAGCTAAAACACAAGAGCATTACGTTAGGCTTAGAGATTTATATCTCCTTTGTGATGGCAATAGTGCGGGGACACTCTATGCCATCCAAGGTGTTGCCGGATATAATGGAGTGCATATTATAAATGTAGTTGCTAAGAGCGTTAACGCTGGTGCAGGCACAGCCACTGGGATAGTGATGGGAGGTCTTAACGCTAACCAAACAGGTATTATTTATAACTGTATCGTAAGAGATTGCAAAGGTACTGGCTTAAATGTAACCACTTATAGTGGAGGCACAAACACCTATCTTGTAATTTCGAGCACATTCTTTGGGAATGGTGGATATGGAGTTATATGTGGTAGCTCAGGTACAACCGTACTATGGAACTGTTACGCAGCAAATAATGCCGGGGGAGATTTTGAAGAAGCTGATTGGGATGCTCCTTCTGGTTGGAATGCTTCAAAGGATAATACGTCTGACTTGGGCGGGACGGCAGGAGATAACTATAAGAACGGCCTTGACCTTTTTACCAGCGGTGATTTAGATGCTGATGGCCTTGCCACAGCAGATGACTTGTATGCTGCCGGCGGCGCTGGAGACAATTACGGAAGAAATCCATATGATGATTTAACTGCCTCATATGATTTTGACAACTTCCTCAAAAATGATGCAGCGGGGGAAGCAATCTCACGGCTTGATATCAGAGGGACGGCAAGACCAAGCGGAACCACCGCTGATGTATCTTGGAATGTGGGGGCAAGTCAGTTACTTTCAACTACATCACCTTCTATCTCAGCAACGCCTTCTTCAACACCATCTAGTACACCTAGTTCGACTCCATCACCAACTCCTAGTTCTACACCTTCAAGCACGCCGTCAGCAACTAAGAGTCCTAGTATTTCAGCTAGTATATCCTCCACGCAAAGCCCAAGCGCTTCGGCTAGCGCCACAAAGTCTGCATCAATAAGCAAATCTATAAGTAAATCAAGCTCCTTGAGCAAGAGCGCGTCAGTCTCCAAATCTGCATCTGCTAGCCGGAGCGCTTCTATTTCAGCTACGAAGAGTCCATCCGCGTCTAAGTCAGCTAGTAAAAGTGCTAGTATAAGTAAGTCTATATCCGCGTCTATCTCAGCTACTTTAAGCCCAAGTGCTAGTAAGAGTGCATCTAAGAGTGCTTCTATTTCCTCTACTCAATCACCTAGTGCTAGCAAGAGTGGATCGAAGTCAGCCAGTAGAAGTGCATCTATCTCGGCTAGTGTATCTCCATCATCAACTTGGGAATACTATCCATCAGCTAGTGAGAGTATAAGTCCTTCAATTAGTGCGACTAAGAGTCCGTCGAAGTCAGCTAGTAAGTCCGCGTCTATTTCAGCTACACGTAGCCCAAGTGCTAGTGTTTCTAAATCTGTTAGTGCAAGTATAAGTAAGTCAGCTAGCGCAAGCGTGTCCTCGACACGGAGTCCTTCGGCTAGTTTCAGCAAGTCTATTAGTAAGAGTATTAGTAAAAGTATAAGTGCTTCTATTAGTCAAAGTATCTCGGCCACACAGAGTCCATCTGCTAGTATTAGCAAGTCTATCTCAAAGTCTATCAGTCCAAGTAGATCCGCGAGTATCAGTAAGTCTATCTCAGCTAGTATCTCCAAGTCTCCTAGCAAGTCAATATCTGCTAGTATCTCTAGGTCTATTAGTTTAAGCAAATCCGCGTCTATTTCTAAGTCTATTAGTTTAAGCAAATCTGCTAGTATAAGTAAGTCCATTTCCAAATCAATCTCAAAGTCAATCTCAAGAAGTATTTCTAAATCTATCTCTAGAAGTATATCCAAGTCCATATCCAAGTCTATATCTAAGAGTATTAGCTCAACACAATCTCCTTCGGCTAGTATATCTAAGTCTATCTCCCCCACGTGGAGCCCTTCAGCAAGTACATCTGCCTCGCTTAGTTGGACTGGCTCACGAAGCGCGAGTATATCTAAGAGTATATCTGCAACATGGAGCCCAAGTGCTTCTATTTCTAGATCTATTAGCCCAAGTGTAAGTAGGTCAGTTAGTCCTACCTGGTCTCCAAGTGCAAGCTCTTCTCCATCAGTCAGTCCATCCGCGGGTATGATCTACATGGAAATGGGGCTGCGCTTCTCTAGAATGTCTCTGCAGGTTCTGTCTCCAGTAGTGGAACTTAAACTTAAATCACCTAGTGTGAGATTAAATATTAAATAAGGAGTTTCAAATGAAAGAGATAAATGAAGGTTGTACCTGTGTTGTTGAGTTAAAGTTCAAGGATGAGAATGGCTTGGATGTTATTCCTACAAGTGGTAGGTACAATGTAGTAGACGCTGAGAGTGGAACCATCACACAGCACTGGACTGCTTTTGCTCCTGCTAGTGCTACTTACCTAGCGGTAATTCCAGCAAATCATAATAGACTTATTGCTCAGGAACATGTAAGAGAGACGAGAGTCGTGACTGTTGAGTTTACATATGGAGCGGGAAGTTATATTGGTACTGGAGAAGTTAAGTATACGCTATTGGGTCTGAAGAACTATTAGGAGGATTATGTGGGAACTGACAAGTTTTGGGTAGAGCACGCATCACTACTATATGTCTTAACTATTCTGATGTTTGGCTTTGTGTGCTATCTAATAAAGATGGTAATAAACCAAAGTATAAAGAACATGGAGACAGTATGTAATTCAATATCAGATTTGTATGGTAAGTACAATAGTCTTGAGCGTAACTTGTCCTTACTACAGGGAGAACATCATGCTGTACAAGAAGGTAAGTTAAGAAGAGCAACAGATAGACATAACAGAGGATTTAATATAGTAGATGAGAATGAGTAAAAGATAGGAGGCCTTTCGGCCTCCGTTTTTACTTATGGGCTTGGTACAAGAGTAATGGTTCCCGTAATAGTTGCTGAGAATCTAAAGTTAAGTGGGCTTATCGGCGGGGTTGTGTCTCCATTAAAACTTATCACATTCGACATTTCAGACTCATTTCCAGCGGCATCCTTTGCTGTTGCTGCGTAGTAGAAGAGTCCATCAGGAATACCATTTGCTATACAGGTTAGAGCAGTTACATTACTGCAGACTTTAGTAGATGTCTTAGTCGGCGGATTAACTGTGCTCTGATAGACATTATAGCTAGTAGCTCCATTGGATGCATCCCAAGCGAATGGAATGTCACTCGCTGCGTGGCAATATACTGCAAGAATTAAGATCATACTAACCATGAAGATGAAACCAAACAATGTTCTTTTCATTTAATTCTCCTTTTAATCCGGCAGATATCTGCCGTACACTTTGTACTCCGGCTTGCTCTCCAGCCATCTGTTTACCTGTTCTGGGTCTGGATGCCGAAGGTCGTATGATTCATCAACCTCTGCTAGATAACTACCACTGTCTGAACAAATGTCAAGCCCTGGAGTTTGTAACTCATGCCAGAATAACTGTCCGAATATAGCTGGGATGTCATAGATTCTTCTGTACCACGGTCGGTCAAGGTGGCTTTGAATAGCTGCTTTAATCTTTTGTCTGTGTACCTCCGTCCATTTAGGATTATACCATAACTTAAGTCTATACTTATCAAAGTATGCTGATATAGGTTCTTCAGTATACAACAAACCTTGACTTGCTACAATACCAGGCTTTGTAAGCCACATGAAGTGGCTATAGCATCCGTGCTCATGTACTTTGATGCCCCAGCTAAAAAAGGAACGAAGGTTATCTGTTAGTACAGGCATAGGAAGTAAATATTCTGGAATACTTAAGATATCCTCTCTTGTAAATAAAGTATTTTCCATACTACTTTACCTTTGTAGCAAGATCGAGAATGTTTCCGATTACAGTTGTGTCTATCTTCTGGTTTTTCATAGACACTTTTGCATCACCCATCTCTGCTTCAACATCAGTCGAGGTAGCAAAGACTCTTGTATATGTTACACTTGTACCTTCTTTAGTAACATACTCAAGTCTTGTGCAGCTAACAACTGACAATAGTATACACAAAGCAATAGCTGTTTTCATTCTTCCTCCTTATGCCCATTCAGGCTTTTTAACTACGTTCTCATTGGATGCCCAGCTGCACCAATCGCAAATCTGTTGAGCATAGACATCTCTATATGTTGATGCTGGATACTGCGCAAGGTATTCTTTCTTCTTTGCTGCACAATAGGCATTGAATTTGTTGATGTCTATGCTCAACGACTTAACATACACCGCAACTGCCGTATTGGGCGCGCCACAGCTTGATCCCTGTCCTTGTCTAGCTGTTATATTCCAAAAACCTACTGTGTCTACAAACTGTTGTCTTGTCATGTTACCTCCTCAGAAAGTTTAATTTTTAAACGTTTGACTTACTACCCAACCATGTATAGTAGATTTCAACAGCCTCTCCGGTTCCCTTGAAGTCCCTTCGGACTTTACCAGTTCTCATAGCAGTCCTCATTACGTTGTCGAACTTGAAAGAGTCCATGTCCTTCCAGACTTTCCCAAGTAGGTTCTTCTCAGTAATTGAACCGTGGATTTTAACAAGCTGCATGATTGTATCTACTTCGGTTGATACTACAGACTTACCAACGGCGCGAAAAACTCCTCCCATATCCATCTCTGTTCCTTCTATCATCTTGATAGCTCTTTCTACATGCCTCCACTCCATGACTAAGCTATCACTTTCTGAAGCCGCTATGATAATAGCAATCTTTAAAATATATGTTGGTTTTCTTGAATACCATCCATTAAAGCTAGGTTCGGTGCAAATCCTGTTAATATCTGCTTCCTCATAGGCTTCGTACCAGTTAATCCAGTTAGCTCTAGCCTCTGGTGAGAATTGGTATACACCTGCTATTCGCGATATGAAGTATAGATCTTTCTTTAGCAGGTCATTCAACTCATTTACTCTGTCTGTTAGTTCTGGGAAGGCTACCTTTCTGTGCCGGCGTTCTGCCCAGACAAATATGATTCTACTTGTCAAGCCACCTCCGATAGCAGAACTGGGTAAACAACTAGCCAGGCTCTCAGGTGTAGTAGCAGCTAGTAAATTCAAATAAGGACTCATGATGATAGCATTACCTGAGTTCTTAGTCTTGTAAGTCCATGGGAGTTCCTGCCCGTCAAATAGATCAGTTAGTAGGACTAACATCTTTGTATTCTCTTTCTTCTGCCCAAGAAACGTCTCAAATTCCCGCGATATAATGCTGAGAGAGCAATGATTAAGCTCTTCTCCATTCTCAAATATCTCTTTCTGCATACACTCAGCCATTTGTTCCAACAAGGCTTCCTTTGTTATAGCATCTGCACTCACGGCTATATCAGGAGTTGCAAGCAATAGTTCCTGTCCGGTGTTAATTGACTGACTCTTGCGGGCTATGCCTGGCTCGGCTACTAAGACCACATAGAGATTAGGATATACTCGGATTCTTCCAAGAGAAAGATGAACTTTCTTCCTCAGGGCCCCCGCTATTACAGACATACCAACCCATTTCTGAAATGATCTAGCTGCTTCCATGCCATCAGTGTATTCTAAATATGACTCTAACCAATTACCAAGGTAACGAGTCGCCATATCATATTTCTCCTACCAATTTCTCAGTAAGTCCGGCGTCAGTTATCTTAGCTTCACTTATTTCATCTAGTTTTTTAATCCATTTAATCAGCTCCTGCTTGATGTAGTCTACGTGGATTTTAGTTGAGCCGCCGTAGCCGAACAGCTGCTCCGTGTTTACTATTACTGGAACAAGCACGACTGTCACCTGCATCGTAAGATGTTCGTCTTTCCATATCTGAATCCGATGAACTCTATCCTGGACTATTTTAATACCAGTCTCTTCGAGAGCTTTTAGCTGGTATTTTTTCTTGATAGTGTTTATTAAAAATTCTCTCTGCTTAATATTCGGAACTGCTACGACCGTGCTCAGCATTGTATACCCCCTTCATATCTATTGTCTGCTGTCGTGTGTAACCTATAGTATAATCTTGCCAGTCTACTTCTTCCTGCTCACCCCAGGAATCCCCGACTTTAAAGTCAATGTCAATGACCATTGTTCTGTGGTTAACAACAACTGGTTTTAACATTGCCCTTCTCATTATGGCAATAGTTGGGCCGACTTCTTCTTCTGGAACTTGGGCATAGATAGCATCGTGGAGTTGAAGCATTAGTTCTATGTCATCTCCCACGTCATTGTACAGATTTACTAGTGAACTGTTCAGTAAGTCTCCTACTGTTGACTGAGGTTTAAAAGCATAAGCACTTCTAAACAACTCATCTCCCCATCTTTCCAAGAACCTGTGTCTCCTGCCCATAGGCGTAGTTAGAGTCTTGTCCTTTCGGAGTTCGTCCTGGATAGACTGTTGCCACAGTTTAAGGTGCGGGTTGATCTGGTAGTATAAATCCATAAGTTGCTTAGCACGGCTAGAAGTACAGTTAAGCTGAAGTGCTAGTACCTGTGGGCCTGCGCTGTAATTACCAGCGTGTCTGATAGTCTTACCTATTTGTCTTTGTTCCTTAGTTACTTCTTTAACTCCAAACATATTCTGTGCAGTGATGACGTGGATATCATAGCTGGCTTTGCGCTCAGCACTTCGAAGACCGAAGCTATCTTCGAATAGTTTAATCAGCTTCTGGTCTCCACTAAGGTATCCCACGACCACGGCTTCTGCTTGGATGTAGTCAGCCTGTATGATCTTCCACCCAGGCTTTGCTCGGTATATCTTTCTGGCATCTGGCGGAATATTCTGCAAATTCCCGCTACCAAAGGGTAGGATGATAGAACCAGATGAACTCCACCGCCCAAAGGACTTTCTACCGAGGGCATCTTCACTGGAACCGGTTATATTGTAGCTAGTGTGAACTCTATTATCTGGGCTCAGCTTCATGTCAAGAAAGGAGTTCATCTTAAGAGCCTTCTTGTGCTCCAGAATTAAACGGAACATAGGATTATCTGGAAGAATAGAGGCAAGCTTTTTTAACGCTGATGCATCAGTAGTGAGTTTCTGCGGGTCGTCTTTAGATTTGCGTCGTCTATACTGGACAGGAAACCCGAGATCAATGTAAAGAAGTTTTTGTAGTTGTTTAGGACTGGCGAAGTTCACATCCCTTCCTATAATTTCTGTAAGCGTTTTCTTTGTATCAAGTACAATTTTTTTATACTTCTTAATCATTTCTTCCTGCGTATCTGTATGAACTTCGAGACCTTGTAGCTGGAGCATAGAAGCTACAGGAATTTGAGACATTTCGTGCTTGAAATTACTTTCAAGACCAAGTCTCTTTATTTCTCCTTCCATAAAATTAGCTATACCATATGTGTTACAGCAATCAAGGCCATTGTACAAACTGTTGTTAGTCCCGGATAAGTGTTTCCACGGTTCTACGTCTAGACAGACGCTTCCCAGAAATCCTAAGTCGCGGGGCAACTCTGGCCAACACACATGAGCAGCTATGAGTGTATCCATTACTATGTTTTTGTTCCAGATATGGTTGTTCAATAACATTACTGAGGTGTCATAAGCACCGTTCTGGAAGATGAGCGGGAGTTCTGTTAGGACTTTCGACAACCAGAAGTGAAGTTCCACTTCTTCATTTTCGTTCAAACAAGGATACTTGCCCTTCAATATGCAAGTAGACATAGCGAACATTGGACTGATGGCGATGCCTATTGTGCTGATGTGTGAGCCTGGCTGGATAGTTTCTATATCCACAGAGATGGGTTTACCATCGTTCTTGTGTTCGTAGATGTTCTTTAAGTAGTCAATGAAGCTATTGATCGGAGCGTTATCTACTACCTGCGGAGTGGAGTACTTCAATTCCCTGAATTTACTATGATACTTTGCTTTTTTTAAGTCTAAAATACACGGGAAGAAATTCTTCCACTCGTAGTTTATGGCCTGAGGATGATAGGTAGGTATTACCTTCATACCTGGCACAAGCCTGCAGGGCAATACATATCCTCTTAGCTTCCCAAGCGTTTTCTCTCCCGTTAACGCCCACAAAGCTGTTGAACCCAGCGCAACGATAACATTCGGCTGGTTTTCTTCTATCTCCGCTTTTAGTTCCATCATCCACTGTATTAGTCTTGCACCTGGGATTGTACATTGCTTATCCTCGAAGAATGTAGAGATTTTGTTGTTCGCCGGACGTTCTCGTGCTACGTTACCAATCAGTGATTCCGCCCTCGATATACCTGCCTGTCCAAGCAACCAGTTTAAAGTCTTTCCAGCGTACCCACAGAAGGGAATACCTGTAAGATCTTCATCCTTTCCAGGGGCCTCTCCCAGAAAAAATATTTTTGCATTAGCTGGTCCGACTGTCCTGACCTTCATTTGTCCTCCTTAGAAATTCCATAATTTTTTCAGCTAGTGTAAGTGATCTCTTGTAATCAATTCCACACTCAGCATATAGGTAAAAAGCCAAATCTTCAAATTCTACTACAGGCTGGTTTTCCATTGATAATATCCTAAGATTTTTCAACAATAACTGGTGTGATAATCTTAGGAAGTGGACGCTGGGCTAGCTCCGCTATGGTGAACGGTTTACCGCAGGAAACACAGATAAATCCCCTAGCAAAGAAGGTAACTCCAGGTGTACCATCCGGCGACATAAAACCTGGGAGGTATTTCAACTGGAGCAGTTGACTAAAGGCTACTCCGTTGCAGTTATCACAGTGAATGTCGTCCAGTTCGTTTACGTTTATATTCATTCCTACTCCGTTATTTCCCATATTTATTCTCCTCTATAAATAGTTTAAAAGCTCTTTCAACAGCTCTAGTGAAACTAATAGCCAGTTTTCTAGCTACCTGAACCATTTCAATCATAAGAGAAATTCTGACATTTACAGATATTTTCTTATATCCTTCTGGGACTTGTTTAGTTCTACTCATTTTTCCTCTCCGCGAGTCTTTCCATCGTAGCAGAGTAGCTTTCTGTCAGTATGTCACATCCGTGGACAATCATCTTCATATCCATTCCAGCCACGATAAAAGCTCCGCTCCCCATGAAGGGGTCGTATAGGCTGTCGCCAGGGAGGCTTGTTCTAAGTAGTAGCTCACGACCTAGTTCTACTGGCTTCTCCGCCTGATGCTTTCTTTGGCTAGAGTTAACAGGAGGGATGGAGATAACATCTGTTTTCCCCTCGACAACAAGTCTAGCCTCAGGCTTTCTCATGAACATTATCATCTCATAGTTACTTGCAGGCCACATATGCGGGGCATTGCTTTGATGGTAGATGCCCATCTTAAACCAAATCAATGGCTTAATGTGCACCATCCAGCCCTCGGAAATAAATATATCCCTGTAAAGCTGGAATTTCTCTGGTGCTACAAATACATACCCGTGAGCAGTGGACTTACAAAACCTGCTAGATTCATGAGCGAGTATTCTGTACATGTCTAGTGAGTGTTCGCTGCTGTCATTGTAATTGAATCCTGTAGCATTGAGTCCGCCAGTTATATTTCCTACCGAAATTGCTATCTGGTCAATGTCTATCCCGTAAGGTGGGTCGGTTATGAGCAAGTCAATAGACTTGTCTTCCCTCTTAGCCATGTTAAGGACTGCGTCCTCTTGGACTATATCTAGTTTCTTATTTCCGTGCAAAACAATCTGCTCGTAAATCTCAGTAGCCTTCATCCGCGAACTAACTTTCTGGAGTCCCTTAGCAGCCTTTTTAATAGCACTCTTAGTAGGGGCATCAGCTAGACTAGGAAACCTCTTAATCATATCGGCAAGGCCAAGGTCTTGACTGATTGCTCCCTTGGTCTTGCCCATGATATCTGCTGTATCTTCCAGTGTCCATCCGCCGGTCTTTCCCTGTACGGCCGTGCCATATTTCTCTTGTTTTAGGCTATGCAAAGCTTCAATAGCGAGTACTTCTTCAGATGGAGTAAGTTGTTTCCTTTGTAAGTTCTCTTCGATTTCCATCTCTTTCATAGTAACAGGATCCATCATGTCAGTGTAACATACGCGGACATTCATCTGACCTAGGATACAAGCCGCTAGGCGTCGACCTCCAGCTATTAGCTCGTTGTTTCTGTTAATTACTACAGGCTGCATTTGTCCGAATTTCTTTATGGATATTAAGAGCTTCTCAACCTCGCCCATCTCCTTCCTTATTCGTGGAAGTTCTTCGTGGACTTTTATTTCCAGAGGATCAAGCTCAAATATCCCTGTTTCTTCTTCATTCGGCAAAGAGTTCGTCATTGTCGTCATCTTCATCAACCTCGGTTCTTAGATTTTTCAATACCTTTGCAGTAATCCCGACAGTTCTAAGCAACTGCATATCAGAAGCACTTAGCTTGGATGATATCTTTTTATCGGGAATTTCAGTTATAACCGGTGTAATCTCCGAGGCTCTCCTAAGTCTATAAGCACGGACAAAGGCGGCCATTTCAGCTTGCTCCATTTGATCTATTCTAGGTGATAACAAGTTCTCGAATTTCATGTTCCTACCCTCCAACCAATCTGAAAGCCACATCGTGAGCATACGAGTGCATATGTAGTAGTTCTGACTTCATGATCTGCTCTGACTTCGGTAGCAGTTTTAATAGGTAAAAATTGTATCTTATGCCCAAAGAGTTTGCAGATTAAATTTTTTATCATATCTAATCTCCTTTTCCAGACAAAAATATATAGTCCCAGTGGGTTGTTTAAATTTTAAACATTCTGCAACCCACGGGACTATATCCTGGAATTACGCCGCTACTGCCCTCTTAACCTCATTGAAGATCCGCCCTTCGTAGGTTCTGAGGCCGATCTGAAGCTTCGCCCTTTTGCCAACCCACTCTTTGTTGTTCAGAGCCTTGTCAATGGAGTCAGATGTTTTCTCGGGACAGCCCATGTCTTTCAAGAAATTGAATAACATATTAATCTTGGCCTGTCTCTTGGTCATCTTCCCCGACTTTGTCAGCTCATTCTCGTCTCCTTCCTTGGGAAGCCAGTTCTTCGTAGCAATCATAACCCCATCCACAGATGTTTCACCGTCGCTCATTACTCCACCGTTGTCAACCAGTGTGAAGACCCACTCGATTGTCTGAGCTTCGCTGTCAAACTTGGTGTCTATGACATTAGCTGTATAGGTTCCCTGAGGAATGAGAGGAGCATCTTTGTGTTCGGCTTCAAGATCAAAGTTTGTTTCAAGTTTCACTTCTCCAGCCCCTTCCCCGTTACCCATGTCTGAACCGTCTACTTCAGGTACAAATGTTTCTACTACTGTGTCACTTTGTTGTTTCTGTGCCATCTTTTAATACCTCCGGTTTAGTTTTTAGTTGCTGTGATTTCTGGGCATAAGCCATGACTGCGGCATAATCATTCGGCATGAAATATGGAAGAAGTCCTTCCTTGCCTGACAGTCGGCTACGAGCCATCTTAACGCCGATTGGGACAGTCTGCACCATCCACTTTACTTTATCTCCCTCCTTTCTAGTTGAAGTATAATAGACTTCGTCAAAGTACCCTGGCATTTTTATAGCTAACTGCCCTGTAAGCATAGGATGAGCAGACAGAATAGCACCAGTCTCTTCATCCTTATCAAGCTCCATATGGGCTATCAGCACTATATTGCAGGGTAATTCAACGAGTCTTCTGAGAGAACCTTCCATCAGGTTCCGTACCATCATGTAATGAATATTCCAGATCGGGCCGCCGGTCGCGCTGCGTTTGGGGTCAAGACTCATGGCTTTCTCCATAGCTAGATCAGTCATGGAAGTGCAGTCGTCAAAGACTACCGTCTGGTATTGGCCTTCGGCTACCTTAGTTGCTACGCTACGAAAGTCTGTTTGGAATTTGTCCCAGCCCCTTGGTGTTGTTGGATACTGTTCATAGTCGAAGTTCTTTCCTCTGTAGGTTATAATCCCACCAGAGAAGTCGAAGACAAATCCAGGTGTTGGGAAGGAACTAGCAAAGACGGATTTGCCGGTGCCTGGTTCCCCAATAATTGCTACCTTGAGATATTCAGTTGTAGCTGTTACATCCATTGCGCTGGGCATTAGAGTTCCTCCTCTTCAGTATGAGGACAGACAGATTTGAGCGTGGCAATTTCTTCTTTCAGTTTATTCACTTCAGCTTGAATTGTATACTTCTCACTCATAAGTCTATCTGCTGTTTTATCGGAATCCTCTCGTTTCTTTCTCAGAAATTCCATAGACTCCTTCTCATCTGTGAGACGGACGAACTGTTTTTCATTAATGAGCTTGAAATCAATCTCTCCATCTTCTTTTTCGACTGCACGAAGATCTTTACCATAACCATCTGTTTCAACCGTGACCATAGTACCTACCATTTCCATCGCCTTGGCAAGGTCACAATCCAGTACTGCGTCTAGATAACCACTAAGTAAAACTTTCTTAGACATTTTGAGCCTCCTCTTTCTTGTCCCACAAACACTCATCTCGCATAATGGGGTCAGCCATTCCATTGTATATCTTACAGGCAGATGGGCGGTTTTCATAGACTGCACATCCTTCGGATGTAAGATGTTGGCACGTTTCTTCTTTGTACATCCATAGAAATCCCTTGTATGGGCGTATCTTCCAGCCTCTTGTCTCATACAACTCCCTGGCAAAGGAATCGAATTGGCTGTACTGTGTCGGAAACACTATCATGTGGCAGCATTTCAGGCATTTCAAACACAGCCGAGACCTTCGGTCACGTTCACTTTCTGTTTGGGCTTCAATATGCTTAGTCATCGTAGTTCAAGCCTCCTTCCTTCTCAACATCCCAGGGGATTTCCAAGAAACCTTCTGTGTTTGTATCAATAACATTTCTGTTCTGTTCGCAAAGTCTGGTGAACGTACAGTCTTTGTTGTAGTTGTAGCAGTTGTCATGACCCATTGGCCAGGTGTTGTGCTTCGAGCACCAAGCCATTTGGGAACAAGTGTGAATGAAACTTCTCCGCCAACTTTCAAGATCTCCCTCAGAATAGAGCTGAGGAACGCGGCGAAAGTCAGTCGTTAGTTTTCCATAAACACCATCTTTGTTCTTTCTTGAACTGGACATTACCATGTTCACCAGAAAGCCCATCGGCACGAAATCTAGAACTCGTCTCGAAGCGTAGGTGTAGCCGAGGAACTGTGGGTCACGTTTAAGCGTACCGGAGACGCGGTCTATTGAATTGCCAGTAGTCTTGTGATCGAGAACCCACTTAATCCCGCTTAATTCAAGCTGTAAGTCGATCTTTCCTGTGAAGATTATTTCTGGTAAATTCGGATAGAGCAATTTTTCTACTTCGTCCAGCTCGAGTGGAAGGGCAAATACCTTTTCCGTGTGTATTATCTTGACTGAAAGTTCGTCATTCTCATAGGTGTTTACATAGATCATGAGAAGTTCGCAAAGATTCTCAAATGTTCTGAAATCCTCAAAGAAGATTTGCTGGGATGAGATCAAATCCCACTCTTTCTTTCCTTGAATCAGTCCATTGGTAATTGCTTGTTGTCTTGCTTGCCAGCCTTGTTTCTGAATAGTGTCATAGAAAGCGTGAAGCATCAGGTGCCAGACTCGGCCATATCTAAGGGCTGTCGACCCGTACTCGCCTGTAAGATTGGCGATGAACTTCCAGTAATACTTTCTAGGACATTTTACAAAAGCGGAGCGTTTTGAGTTGTCTATTCTTAGCTGTTCCATTTAACCTCCTTATAGAATGGGAGTCTCTCCAGTATTGGGGATATACCAGAAAGACTCCCTGATAGTCAGCAGGTGTAGGTTGCTGACGTCGTGTGTTAGAGAGTAATGCCGACTGCGGCCAGTGCTTCGCGGATCTGTGCAGCTTTTGCAGGATCCATCTTGGAAAGATTGTCGGCAAGACCTTTCTTGGTAATTTTCTCTGCCGCTGGTGCTCTCACAGACCAATCGCCGTTCATAACACCGGCCCAGACTTTCTTAATAGATGCGACAGCTTCGTCTCCTTCTTTACCAGCCGCGGCATCGCCCAGTTTGTGACCCAAGCCGAAAGGCCCGAATTTTGCCTGAATTGCTTCAGGAAGCTCGTTGAAGTCGAAGTCCAGTTTCTCGCCGGTGACCTTCTCTGTGATTGTGATAACGCCTGTTTCGTAGTTAATGCTCTTGTCCAGTTTCTTTGTCTTTACTGCACCATTTTCTGCTACTGTTCCTTCTGTTTCATCTGCCATAATATGTTGCCTCCTTTTTTAAATTACTGGGGCTGTCGCCCTCAGTTTTGTAGCCCGTTTCAGTTATGTACTTCATCCATTGTATAATTAAGTATAAAGGATATTATCCTAGTTGTCAATCAAATAATTAAAAACTATCAAAATATTTTCTAGATGCTTCGCCCTCTAGCTCTAATATCTTCTCCTTTGAGTAACCATCTTCAATCATCAGACGGATTCGCCGCTCTCTGTCTGCGTCTGGTGTCATCCTTATTGGTTTGTACTTACCAGATTGAAGAGACTGATATGCAAGTAGAGGAGACTTACCATCTTGTTCAAGAAAGACATAGAATTTTCCGTCTTTCTTTATCTGTCTTATTCTGATTGAAGAACACTCGTCTGGGTAAAGTCTGGCCATGTGCATCTTAGCTTTTATAAGCTCCCGTTGTCTCATTCCGCCCTCTGTCTTACTGTAGACTTGAACATACAGCTTTTCACCTTCTTCCATCTCAAATGATTTAAGAAGAAGCTCAATGTCAATTTGTTGTATTTCAGTCTTTCTGCCCATTTTCCTCTTCCTCAGTCTGTTGTTTAAAATTTAAACTTTCTTCAATTAGCTTCTCCAGAGTAGTTTTGGGCGTATTCAAACTGAACATATCCATGACTTCTTCTGGGCTATGCCCGTCCAATATAGCTAATTGAACCATTCTCTTTGTTTCGGTGTAGTCAGTTGGAAGAAGAGACTTTGCCTCCTTTGGTGTTTCAATAACAATCTTTGGGCCCTGACGAGTAAGAATAACCACTGGAGTTTCCTCAATAGTGGTTTTGCTTATTCTGACGGATTCGCCGTTTTTAATCAGCTTCTTTAGTCTATAGAGTCTAACCCGCACAGACTCAGCTTCCTTCTGACTGTAACATGGAATGACAATCTTATCCGTTTCTTCCATAGTTAAAGCATTTGCAAGAATATATCTTAAGTCCACATAGACCTCCTTTTATCTGACTTCCAGTTTCTTTCTATAATATTATTTGCTGCTATCTCGAATGTTTCAGCTGTTTCTTCATCTGTAAGATTGTGTTTCTTGCACTCAGCTATAAATGGTTTGAGAACCTTCTCCTCATACCAATCAACCAGCTGTTTGTGAGCTTCCTCTCTTAAGTCCAATTTCACTCCTCCTTTTCTGTAAAAGATCACATCTTCTGGGTCTGCTGTAACTATGCTTCCATTTTCAAGCTCAATAATAGCCATAGTTCTGTTTCCTGGGCCAGCTTCAAACTCTTCGTATGACTGGCCCCAGCAATGAAATGATCCGTAAACTGGTTCCATTTTCTTTTCCTTCTTATTCCATACTTTAGCTAACACTTTTCTCTTCTTTAAGTCCATATCTCTGGAACCTCCATTGATTCGCAGTCATCCTCTGTTACAGGCTGTTCAAGAACTGAAATAAACACCGTGTGACAGGGAACGTTGCTTTTAGACATTGTTTGATAAAATACCTTAGCCCATTTACCAATCAGCTTTTCGTCCCAGAACAGCTTTCGCTGTTCCTGTGTAAAGCCGCTCCCGACATTGAAGATGGTTCCATCTGTTCCCCTGAGAATGAAAGCACCTAGGGAATTCTTCGGGATTCTATCCTTAGACATTTCCTCCTGTAAGCCGACTATTTGATAAACATCTGACTTTCGCGGCTTGAACTTCATCATGTTAGTAGAGCGCTTTCGTACATAGTGACTGGATGATTCGCGCAGAATGAATCCTTCATAACCTGCTTCCATGTAGACTTTAAGCCATTTGTCGATTTCCTCCTGCGTACTGACGTAAGAACTAGGGACAAGGGAGATATATTTCAATTCTCCAGCTACTTCGAATAACTTCTTCAGGCCTAACAGCCTATTCCCCTGTGGAGCATCAGCTACAAGGTCGAAGAGGTTGAGGGAAATCATCTCGTGGTCGTCATGGAGGTTCCCTCCGGTCTTGCGACTGACAATGGAATGAATATCTTGAAGGGCCGTGCCATGACTGTAGTTCTCACCATCCAGTTCAAGTCCCTTTATCTGAGGTAGCTTCGCTACAAGGCTTTTCAGCTCAGATAGAATATGAGGACAAGATGTTATGAGGTTCTCCTCACTGGATAGCATTAACGGTTCATCTTGAAGAAGAACGCGACAGCGTTCCCCGTTCAATTTTGGCTGAATGATGTATGGAGCGTTCCATTTTAGGAGACGCTTAGCCTCGAATGGGTAAGCTAACTGAATTCCACTACGCGACATAATTACCCTCCTTTGGAGTATAATCCAGGTTATGTAATATTCTCCATATTATTCCTTGTCTGGACATTTGTCCTCCTTCTTAAGTTCTAAGAAGTTAAATAGCTCATTCTCTTTTCTTACCTTATCATACATTTCTTTCAGAACGCACTTGATTTTGATACCTGTTGTAGTAGTTAAAGTGACGATAACTTCATCATCTTGGCCAACCATGACTCCAGAAACTGTTGCGCCGTAAATCCCGCTGGGTACGCTGATTATCTTTCTCATTTGTTTTTCTCCCTTTTTAGATAATTATCTACATCTTGAACAAATTCTTTTGATAGCTGTTGATCTCCATTTGGTACAGCTAAGCTATCCAGTAATATTGCCAGAATAACAAGTATCCCACTTAATACAAGTTTTTTAAACTCAAAATCTGATGTTATCATTCTTCCTCCTCCTTATAGAAATCTCCATCTGGATAACGCTCGTCAATCTCGGTTTGGATGTCGTCTGTGATGGCATTGACAATTCTTAGACGAAAATCTTCTGTTAAGCATTCTGCAGGTACATTGTAGACATAAGTAAGTTCTACTGTATACCCATAAGCTGGAATTCCAATAACAGGTTGTCTGTATGGATGGACAGTGTATTCGATTTCAAACATCTCTTTGTCTAGTTTTACTTCAGATTCCATTATAAAATAACCTTCTTTGCTCATTTCTCCTCCTCGTATAGAATTATATCAGCCGCGGCGTAAACAATGATGCTTAGCATTTCTCTTATCTTAGCCTCGGTAGTTGGAAGATTGTCCACTTCGAGTATCTTCTTCCAAATTTGCCCCTGAGTAAATCCGTGTCCCTTTCTTCTACCTATTCGGCATATTGGCTGTTGGTCGAAAGGAAGATTATCCGCGTGACGCTCCTTTCCCTTGCCTTCGGCAGCTTGTACATATGCCTGATGTAGTATATCAGCTAATTTGTTGTAATTCTTGTCCTCAGCCATTTTTCCTCCATTCATAAATTCCATAGATTGCAAGAACAAAGTAAACCGCGAATAGAAAAGCTTGAGAATAAAGGCCGAAATAGAAGTCTATACACATCCAAGAGAAATTGGTAAAAGCCCAGATGTAGAAACAAGCTTTCATCTTCTTGATGTTAAGATAGACTCCGATAATACTCATGATGGTTACAATCCAGCTGAAGTATTTCATATCTCTACCTTGTCTACTACCCAGCTTGGATATGCTATTTTAAATTGGCCAATAGTCAGCTCACTATTAGCAACAAGTATAACCGACGAAAACCGTAAGTCATGATAGTGACTACCTGGCCCTCCTATAATTCCAGATATCTTTGAGCTACCATTACTTAGTATAAAGGAACTAGCCTTTCCTGCTTGTAACACCTTCATTTTAATTGGTGTGCTGAATACATAATCTTTCTTGTCGAACTTACAGGTTATACTGATAGCCTTACAAAGTGGTATTTTGTATTCGCTGTAGATTTTTAACTTCCAGTCTTTAGTTGGAAGATTCTTCTTGATAATGCCTATAGCTGCGACTTTATTCATATTCACTTTTTAAATCCTCCTTTTCTTAATAGTCTTAACCATTATTCTGTTTTGTTCTAACTCATGCTGGGCATTAGCCCCAAGAACTATACAACATTCTAGACAGATGGTTAGTTTCATCCCATAGCTGTCTAAATGAAGAGCAGTAAAGCCTTTCTCCATTTCCCATCCGCAGATTGCACAGTGACAGAGTCGTTTGCATGGTCTTATATCCATCTTCATACTGTATAACCCACTTCTCTTCTGAAAGAAGCTAAATTGAACTTCTTTCCAGGACATGATTTGTTTGAGAAGTCTCGGTGGCCATAGATACAATCTGTACTTAATTTGTATTCTTTGAGAAGCCATTTAACAAGGACTATTGCCCGCATCCACTGTCCCAGAGGAACGGGCTCAATGTCAAAGTTACCTATGAGACAGATTCCAAGAGCTTCTGTGTTCTGTCCAGTAGTATGTGCGCCGTCTTTATCAGGGCTTCGCCCCATTAGAATCTCGAAGTGTCCCAGATGCAAAGCATCTTCAACCCACTCGATTCCGAAGTGGTAGCCTATGTCGGACCATTTACACTCGTTAATATGGTAACGCCTTATGGCGTTCCAACTTACAGTGCCGGAGTCTTTTGTAGCTGAATGGTGGATGATTATTTTTCTTACTTCCATTGTACCTCCAGAATGTTTAAATTTTATACATTTGACTTAATTGCACATATGATACAGTCGTGCCGTGGCTACTATCTGATCGTAGTCCTCACAATCTGGGTCGACCTCGTACATCTCTCTGGATGCACAGCAGTTGAAGAGGTCTATTGGCATAGCCTTGACTGTGTGTTCTTTCTGGTCGTATGCCATTAAGTTTCCTTGGTACTTAAACCAGCCCTTTGTCTCGAGAAATTCTGTGTCTATCATTTTAATTCCTCCCTTGGAACAAGTTCCTTAGAACTTGCGGTGTCAGATCTGAGTCGGCTATAGGCCTGTAGTGACCGTCAGCTGCAATAATGAACGGCCTGTTCTTTCCGCGGAATTCAGCCCTTTCAGGGACCAGAGAACTTCGTTCTCTGTCTAATAATGTTAAGACTGTCTTGACCTCGTACTTTAAATCTGGGTCAATTGCTGGGTCAGTCTGAGCGATGTTTATCAGAGCACGAAGTGCCGTTGCCTGTCTTGTGTCGAGTTTCAGATTCATTTGGTTTCACCTCCCTTGGGACCTCGTCCCACTTGTTTTATACACCTGGAGGCGATAGCCGCCTCCGTCGTCTCAATTCTCAGAGACTCAAAGGGTGTTTAGGAGCTATGCTCCCCTTTCTTAATTAATAACGCCCTGACTAACAGGTCATTTCGTAGGGTTTTTGTTCCCGAAACCTGATCGTATTCATACAGCTTAGGAGTGATGGAGCAATGCATGGATAGCCATTCTTTGAGGAATTTTGAAAGTGAAAACTTCTGCAATTCGCGGTATGTCTTTCTATACATTGAGTTCCTCCTCTGGAATCATGTGCAGTCCCTGATATGCTTCGAATAACCAGTTGGTGTTGATGCGGAAGGCTGAGGGGGCCAAATCTTGCGAGGCCGATTGGGTCATTTATAAGCTCGCTGTTATCCTCAAAGCCGTCTAAGTCCATTAAATTCTGAGATTCTGGCCATACTATAACTACATAATCTTCTAACATTGGCTACCTCCAGTTTTCGTTCAGTGTAATAGCTGTTTCGGCGGCCATGTTCTCAAGGCCGAGGTCAATAAGATATGACCAATAATCCAACAGGACTTCGTTCAAATCTTTAAGATTTGCCATTAGAATCTCACCTCCTTATACTTTATCTATACTGTCAAGTGCATCCAGTAGTTTCGCTGCTCTTTTAGGTCTAAATCTTATAACGGCTTCCCCGTTTATACACAGCCATATCCTTCCATCTTCTGCAATTTGAATTCCGATATCTCCGTCAATAAAGCCTACTTTTATATTTTTTTCAAAAGTAATAAATCCTGTCTGATGAGTTTCTTTATATTCTTTTACCATTAGAATCTCACCTCACTTCGCTCAATGAGCATCTCCGCGAGCCATTCAGCTGGCATGTTCGACAGAACTGGTTTGCAACAATCGCAATGTCTGACTTTTTGTGCGGAAACTTTGAAGTCTACGACTTCTGGTGGGATGAATTCCAATTCTCTGGAATGTAAGCCATCTTCTTTGGATTCCATGTAGAATAACTTCTGGTGGGTTGTTCCACAGAGTTGGCAATGAACATTGACTGTTAGATAGTATGGTACTGGGACTGAAGCGATTAGCTTCCTTCTTTCTTTCTTTTCGTGTTGCCTCTTCTCGTCTGCGATCAGTAGATCAAGGACATTTCGCGGTATGCCTGCCTGAATGAGAAGGTTTATTGCCTGTGCTTTTGGGTCGAGTTCTTGGGAGCTATGCTCCATTGCCTTGAGTTCTTCAACTGTTGGTTCTAATTCTAAGTTTTCCATTTCCTACCCCTTCTGAAAAAAGAAAATATCTATTGAGCGTGCGCTCTCAAGATTTGCTGATTCTACCTATAAAAGCAAAGAATGAAATAACCATCTGGCGTATGCTGTCAGGTTGGTTTACTCATATCTTCTTGCTCTTTACGGTTTAATACTGTTTTCTCTAATGCAAGATAACAGTTCATACAAAATCTGTATTCGAGATCAGTTCTTGATGATAGTACATATACTGGTCTGTCGCCCTTGTAGTCCGCCGGTGCATAATCTCCACATATACTGCAAGTTGATGTGTGTTCCATTTTCTGTTCCCCTTCTGAAAACGAAATAACCATCTGGCATACGCCGGATGGTTTAGTATCATCTATTTCTATCTACAAAAAAAGCCTCGTGGCCTTTTTCTCCAAGGCCACCCAAAATACTATGCGCTCTCGTACTGAGGGCAACGGAAATGCCGAGCAACTGCTCGGCCAGGGAGTTCGTCTCCCTTGACCCATCAGAGCTAACAAGCCGCTCGTAGCAGGCATAAACCTGCTCAGACTCGCTGAGTTTCTGCTCAGCGTTGAATTTTACGCTTTCTTCTTTCGTTGTTATCATCTTTTCCTCCTCCTGTTTTATTATTTTATCGTATATGTAATTGTAACAAATTACACGGTATTTGTCAAGCGAAACTTGTTCTTTTAAATAAAGTTGTTTATACCAAAACCAGGTTGTTTAATTTTTAAACATTTGACTGATAGCTTCGCTATTTAAGGGATAGGATGGCTTATCAGCGGTATGTAGCTTCGCTAAAGCTTTTGGAATGGATACAATAGCTTTTTTTCGATGATACAATAGCTGATTAGCGGTATGTGCTTGATTAGGCGCGGCTGTTCAGCTATGGTGTAAGTTACATTGTTACATGGTTGAAATGTAATATCTAATCATTTCAATGGGTTAGTTATCATGTAACGTAATGTGTAAACGAGTGTAATTCTCTAATATACCCTTTTTTAAATGTTTTTATTGTAAACAACTGACTGAAGTGACTTCTTTCTTTTTCTTAGAACGTAGTTCTGCCAGATATTCAATCTTGTCTTTTTTTATTTTAATTCTATTTATATATATAATATATTATATAAGATAATAATAAAAATAAAGAAAAGGAGGATTGCATCCAGAAAGTATTCAGATTAAACAATTAAACTGGGATTGCGAAGCAACTGGGATTGCGAAGCAATCAGGAACTTGTTCACGGTATAAACATTTAAAAAAGAGGATTATAGAGAATTACGGCTTGTTACGGATTACGTTACACTCTATCTAACTATTTAATACCATTACATATTACATATCAATCCCGTAACATTGTAACATTACACTTCATCTGAATTGAACTTCGTTCCTATGAAATGCGTAGCATTTGCAGTATTTGCTGTATTTACAGTATTTCATGCGAAGCATGGCTAATAAAATATTTTAATTTCTAATAAAATTAATTTCATTTAGTCTATTGACAAATAAACTAATAGGAAGTATAATAGATAATAGAATGATATATGACATAACAAATTTAGATAGGGAGGTAATAGAAATGTTATTAGAAGTAACAGAAAACGAAAAAGCTATGGTTCTAACATTTAGATTAATAGAAGAGATACCACCTAACGTAATACTATGGTATTGTAGCGGATTAGAATGTTCAGCTAATAAGCTATTAGAACTGACAGATAACAGCGAAGCTTTACTAATAGCTAAACATTCTATTAGTAAAGCTAAATCAGCAAATAGGCTATTTTTTAAATATCTGACAATGGGTGAATAGGCAACAAAGCAAAGAACGTATGTTCAATGCTTAAAACTCATAAGAGGTGAAACATGGAAAACAACAAAACAGACTTAAAATTGATGTTACCCAATGGCGACGGGACCTACAAAGAATTTGTAGGAAGTGGAACCTTCATAGCTATTAGTGGTAAGGTCTATGAAGTAAAAGGCAATAACACCTTGTCTGTATAGACTGGTGAAAAACTAATAGGAAGGTGTAACATGAGTGAAACAACTAACAAAGTAGATAAGAAACAGACATCATGGGAATTGGTCGGAACAACGTACAAGGCTATTATGCCAAAGGGAACAGTCTATGAAATGGACATTACAAAGCTATTTTCTCCCGAAACATGGGCATCATTGAATGAGGGCCAACAGTTTACTGTTCTATATGGCATCAAACAGATAGTATCTGACAGGTCTAACATGGCTAACAATGAGACAGAAAGAGTTACTCTCATGGAGAAAGCCTACCAAAGAATCATAGACGGCGACTTGGCAAGGACAAGTGGTATCAAGATGTCAGCCAAGAAAGAATTAGATAGCGCTAAAGCAAAGGCTATGACTATGTTAGATGATGATACCATGAGTGATGATGTTAAAGAGGCACTCCGCAAAGTGTTAGGTCTATAGTCTAACCACATAGGCAAACAATCAATAGGCATGGCTTGTATAGCATGCCTATTCTTTTATCTATTATCTAATCACATGGCATAGCGTAGCTATGGTAGTCTATCCATCTCTCACTATCTAACAAATAAAATTTAACTTCTAATTAAATAATTGTTAGCCCATTGGCATGACATATCCGCGGACTTGATGGCTCACACAATCACACCTTTGTCAAGTAAATAATTTATTCTTGTTTGCATGGTGTAAACCAGACCCCTATAGACCCCATAGCTTAGTATAGTAGTAGAGAGATAGTCGCTATTCTTCCTGAAAGAGTAAAAATAAGCTCAGCTAAATCACTGGGAGCTTTGCTCCAAGAATGTGGTTTAATTATTAAACATTCTGGTTTTGTTTTCAACAACACCGCCAAATATATCTGAATAAACGGAGAGCTGTGGGATAATATCTAAGCAAACAATCTGGGCAGAAAACTATTGACAACTTGTTTTAATTGTGGGATAATGTAAGTAGATGAAAGTACGCAGTATCTAAACTGGAGATTTATTGGCTAAGCAGAAATCAGAAATCAACTCCTCATCGCTACTCTCCTTCCTTGAAACGGGAGGGACGCAGAAGGAAGCGGCCGTGACTTTCCAAGTGTCCCTCCCAACTATTCAGAAGAGAATAAACGAGCTGCAGGTTTCTAAGGAAACACTTGAGATTTATAAGACCCTCCAACCGTATCATATCACAGCTTTACAGGCTGAAGTTCTTGAGAATATAACCAAGGACAAGCTAGAGAATGCTGATTTAGACATTCTAATAAAGGCCCTTTCTGTCTTGAAGAAGATTGAAGTAGCTGGGGAGCAAAACAAGCAAAGAGAGAAAGTTACAGGCCTGGTAGCGTATTTACTAGAACTTGAAAAAAGAGACAGAGAGGGAATTGACATAACTCCCAGCGACATGGTCTCGGATTCTCCACTTAGAACGGATTCTCCACTTAGAAAATCCGTAGGTGGGGTTCTGGATTGTGCAGTCCAGGAAATTCTAAACGAAACAGATTCTGGCGAAGAGGAGGGACTCCTAGATGCTCTCCCCTGAGATACTTAAGAGGTTAGATAGATGGAAGAGATCTCCGCTCGCATTTGCACTGGAATGTATTGGGATGAAGCCCACAGACCAACAGGCAGAATTGTTCTATGCCTTTGGACAGGGGAACAAAAGAATCACTGTTCGTTCTGGACATGGAACGGGGAAAGATGCTTCTGTCGGTGGTGTAATAATTCCCTGGTTCATGATTACCAGGCCATATGCGAAAGTAATATGTACTGCGCCTACAGGGCGGCAACTCTCAGATATTCTATGGACGGAAATCTCGAAGTGGCTCCGTCAATCTGTAATGGCTGAGGACTTTGTTATACAGAAGGATAAGATTTATTACAAAGATGCACCTAAAGAGTGGTGGGTTAGAGCAGTTTCTCCCAGCGTTAAAGCCTCCAAAGAGGAACAAGCTGAAACACTAGCTGGGTTCCACGGTGATCACCTGCTTATCGTTGTGGACGAGGCCTCGGGTGTACCTGATCCCGTCTATACCACCCTCGAAGGTGCCTTAACCCAGGAAGATAACTGGGTTGTTCTGATTGGGAACATGACTAAGAATCAGGGCTATTTCTATGATACTCACTTTCACCCAGAACTGAATAAGAGATGGCACAAACTTCACTGGGATTCAAGGAATTCGACTAACGTTCAACCTGGATATGTTGAATATATGAAGGTGAAGTATGGAGAAAACTCCAATGTGTTCAGAATACGTGTAGCTGGAGAGCCGCCGTTAGAAGATGCAACCACGCTCATTCCACTTGCTTGGGCTGAACAGTGCATTGGAAATGACATCCTTGTACCAGAAGATGAGCCATTATATCTTGGAGTTGACGTAGCTCGCTACGGGGATGATTATTCCATCATCTTACCTAGGAGGGGAAATGAGGTACAAAAATGGCAGAAATTTCAGAGTATCAATACTATTACTCTTGGTGGCTTTATCTCACAGACTTACCAAGATCTGTGCGCGGAAGGTATTGCTATTGATGAAATTGGAGTAGGAGCTGGAGTCACAGATTGGTTGATGAAGAGAAATCTCCCCGGCTTATTTGGAGTAAATGTAACTGCGGAAAGCTGGGATTTGGCACGAGCAGATAGACTCAGAGATGAACTGTGGTTGACAGTTCGTGAAAAGTGCCTCCACAAAAAGTATAGCTTTCCCGAGGATATACCTTCTGGAGATTATGTCTCTCTAGGACAAGAACTTGCAAATGAGCTGAGCTCACCGACTTATGACTTTAATAAGCACGGAGGGATTGTTGTTGAATCTAAGAAGCACATGAAAGGCAGAGGAGTGGCCTCGCCGAATATTGCTGATGCTCTTTGCCTATCAGAGTACTTCAATTCTATCGCGAATAAAGTCTGGCCACAGAAGAATCCTAAGAGCAAAGCTAGGGCTGTTGGAGATTTTTTAAGGAATAAATTCGGCGCTAATGCTTGGCAGGTAGTTTAAGTCAAATGTTTAAAAATTAAACATTCTGGAGTTGAATTGGCAAGTATTTATTACATAGACGATACAAGATTTGGAAAGAAGAAAAACAAGACCGACAACTATGATCCTGCCGTCGTCGAAGATCTTGCTAGTAGAGCAGTCCAGAAAGGGGTCCCGCCGAATGTGGTTCTTGGAACAGGACTCAAGGAAACAAATCTAGGAAAGTACGATGAAATGAATCCTCTTCGTGTACATCAAGAGATTCATAAAGAAAGACTCGCGAAGAAATTTGCTGAATATTACGCGAATGAACCAAGGACAGAAGCAGTCAACATAGCTAAACCCCGTACAGGAATCTGGGGGAAGATAGCAGACTTCATAGGAATGGAACCGCCTGTTCAGTGGAACTTTGTTCCAAGAGAAATTGATTATAAGAAAATTAAGAGGAATGTTAACATAGATACTGGAATAGAATTAATAAAGGAAAATCTAGCAAGAAGTAAAGATTTCAGAACTGGATTAAGAAAATACAACTGGAATGCTCCGAGTGATGTTGATAAGACTATTGATTACGGAGATAGCTTTTCAAGACATCCAGATGTAAAAGTCATTCTTGACAGAGTAGCAAGGCCAAGGAGATAGCATGGACGATTTAGCTAGTTGGTCAAATGACATACTAAAGAACTTATTCGGCGCGATTGATCAGCGATTTAATATGCATAATCAGATTGCTAAGTATAATACTGATGTTGGCTCTTATAATAGTGATCTGAAGAAAAAGAAAGTCCTTGAAGATTTAAAGGATAAACAGTTCTGGGATGTAAGTGGAAAGCACAGTCCTTTTAGTAGTGATCCTACTGGTACAGGGGCAAAGATAGATAGAATGGAAGGACGTGGCTCATGGCAAATGATAGGAGATACTTTTAGGAATGGTAACTTGTTGAAACCATTTGATAAGTATGACCTAAGAGGGGCATAAATATAATGAATGAGAGAGATTCAACTAGGGAAGAGAAAGAAAACATCTTTGAGATAACCCCGCAAGGTATCTTAGATTGGCTCAGCGAAGCTGAGACTGACAAATCCGAGACGAACTACCGTTCTGAGACTGAGTTGGATTATGGATACTATGCTGGA